AGCTGCTCCAAGCTTGCCTGCGCAGGCGACTCAACCTGCGCAGGCTCAGCCTGGGGAGCCACCACGGCCTCCGTCGATGGAGCCGTGAGGAGTCTGTTGAGGTCGGCGATGCGGTCGTCCTGCGGGCGGGCAGGGGCTGCCGAAGCCGCCCGCTGCATGTCCTCGATCTCGGTCTCGTCCAAGTATCCGAGGCCGCAGATGCTGAGCGTGAGTCGCCGCTTGGCCTTGGTCTCGGCCTTCATCATCGCGTTGGCAAGATCCATCGCCCGAAGCCCGGCGATGCTCACAGATCCGCTGGACTCGTCCTTCTTGCCGTCCTTGTCCACGCCGCGCACGATGACCGTGTAGACGCCCGTCTCACTGTTCGAGTCCCTGCTGATGATCCTGATGCTGACCTTGTGGATCTTGCGCAGCTGCTCAGTGCAGTCCTTCTTGGCGTACATCACCAGCCTGCCCTGGAACATCTGAAACTCGAACGGCCGGGTGGCCGGGTTCAGGCCAAGCGAATCACACACATGCTTCACATATGCAACGCGCTGCTCTGAACTCAGTTTCGACAGATCGCCAGTCATCACGATCTGTTCGATCGCCTGCATGTCTGTCAGGTTCACGATGCTCATGCGTCCTCCTCGCCGCGCCAGCGGCTGTCCATTTCGGTGCCCCACTTCTGCACGGTCGGCTGGTCCCATGCGTCGCGGCTCAGCAGGTCGCACGCCATCGGGTAGTGCTTCAGCAGCCGTCGCGCTTCGTGACGCACTCCCTTCGGAACACGCTTGTATCCGCCGATCATTAGGTTCACCAGGAACGCCTGCACCTTGAACACAGCCATCGTTCGCTCTTGAGGAGTCGTCATGCCGCCATCGCTCCTTCCTCAAGCTGCCGGCGCAGCCAGCGCGGCACGCCTACCTTCTGAATCTCGTCCGGGTAAGCGCGAAACGACTGCGTTTCCTGGCACACCGTCCAGTCTGAGATCGCCTGCTCGACCTGCGGCTCGTAGAGCGCGATCACCTCCTCCTCCATCGCGTAGACCGCCACGCCGTAGGGCGGCTCGGTCTCGACCACGATGAAGATGAAGTCGCTGAAGGGCAGCTGCACGCCTTCCATCACGCGGCGATAGTGAGCAGCCTGGATGCCGTAGCCGTACTGGCTGATCGACCGCTCGAACCCGGCACGGCTGGCGTCTCGAGTCGTCTTGATGTCCAGCACGATGCCGCGCCCGTAGGCGTCGAGGCGGGCCTTTGTTGCGTACTTGTCCAGGTGAAACAGGCTCAGTTCACGCTGCTGGCAGCGGTCGAGCAGTGCAGATGCAGTACGGCAGTCTCGGATCTCGGTCGAGATGCTTTCAACAACCACCTGCTGCTCCGCAGAAATGACCGTGCGATCGCCGACAGACTCAAGGAACCGCGCGTACAGATCCTTGCCATCCTTCGTGCGTCGGTCGCACTTCGGGGCCACCGCGATCTCGTCCCTGTAAAGCGCAGGCGTCAGCACAGCGCAATGCACGGCCGTGCCCAGCGCCATCGCCTCGCTCGGCTCTGAGTTCTGCAGCTTGTACAGCGCGTGCGCCGGGGTCGAGGACAGCAGCGCCCGGATCGTGCTTGAGCCCAGCGCCTCGGCGGCGTGGTACTCGGCGGCGGGCAGGTCATGCACCACGCGCTTCTTCAGGAGCTCAACGAGTTCGTGCATCGGAACGCCTCCTTCAGCATGTCCATGAACTTGTCGTCCTCGAGCGCGAGCGCGACGATCGCGTCTGCAAACTTCTGCAGCGCCTGCTTCTCCTGCTTCTTGATGACCGAGCGCGAAACCCCGAGGCGCTCTGCGACCTGCAGCTGCGTCATGCCACCACCCCCAGCATGCGCAGCGCAGCCCGGCGCAGCCACGACGAGCGCCGAGTCTTGGGAGCCTCGACCTTCACGAAGTCCTGCTCGTGGTAGTCGCGGCGGTAGTCGCCCTGGCCCAGCGAGACCAGCGGCACCTCGAGGTCGGCCTTCCGGTTCTCGCGCTGCATGATCGAATTGGCAGCCTTGACCACCTCGACCGCATCGGTGCGCCCGGCGGGGCGCTTCGCCATCAGGATTGAAATGAGGTCAACGAGGTGATGGCTGACGACCAGCCGGACCAACATCGCATCCTTTGCGCGCCCGGAGTTGAAGAGATCCTGAATCGCAAGTCCGCAATCCTCGAGAATCTGACCCCATCGCAGGCGTTCCATCGCCTTGTCCATCAGTGGCTCCCTGCTGCTCAAGCAGCGTCTGGGCGTGCCGCATGAGCAGGAGAGCACCCTCACGGTGCCCGGCCTGAGTCAGCAGCAGCGCAGCTTCGAGGAGCCGCTCAGCGGGGAAGTGGGGGCAAGGGTTCGAATCCTGTAGCGCCCACTCAGCAGCCGAACGGCTGCGAACACATCGAAGACCAGCGCGAGAATTGGGTTCAACGGCCACAGGCGCGTCGCTCGCGCTGGTCGTCGAAGTGTTCGCCGTGTTAGGTGCGCCCGTGGTCATTGTTGAACCCGTGCGGAACCTATCGGCAACACTAGTTTTCGTGGTCCCCAATTTCCCGAAATTTTCTGCTCGGCTCTCGGCCGCCTCCCGAAGTCGCGGCTCCCGGTGACGCAAGTATCGGTGCGTCTGATCGATAGAGCGGTGCCGAACAAGCCGCTGGATCAGTTCCGGGGGGGTGCCATTCTCGAAGGATTCGGTGATGTAGCCGCAGCGAAACGAGTGGAAGCCGTAACGGCCGCTGAGTCCGACAGCCTTGAGATCGGCCTCCAGCCCGCGGTACGAGACCGTGCGCCTGAACAGTTTGGGCCCGGATCGCTTGGCGGCCATCTCCTGCAGCAGCTCAACCGCGGCGCTTGAGAGCGGAATGTGGTCGCGCCGCCGGGCCTTGTCCAAGCTCACGACCATCGTCCGGGCCTCGAGGTCGATGTCGCTCCACAGTTGCGCATGCGCCTCGCCTCGGCGCACCCCGGTGAGGCTCAGGAAACGGTACAGGTGCGCGCGGTTGAGCGCGCTTGCTCGAGCGGCTGGGCTGAACCCGTGCACCGACTTGTGCATCGCGTGAGCCACGAGCTTCGCCACATCTGCGTCGGTGAAAGCGTCGCGGCCTTGTCCTGCGCGGCCTCGAGGGCTGGGGACATGCGCCCACGGGTTGGAGTCGATCAGCCCCTGGACGAGCAGCCAGCCGGCAAAGCGTCGGCATGCGCTCATGCGGTTGCGCACGGTCTGCGGTGCGAGGTCGTTGCCCTTCGTCATCTCGCGCAGCCAGTCGATGCACGAGCCCGGGCCTAGTTGCTGCGCGTTCTTCTGCACATGCTGCAGCCAGTCGCGCACCCAGCGCGCAGCTTGACGCACATGCATCTCAGCCTGCCCGTCAAGCTCGCGGGTCGCGACAATCCAAGCGTCCACCTGCTCGAGCAGGTCTACCCCTGTTTTTGCGCTAAAAACGGGGGGGGGGGGGGGGGGGGTGATGCATGGTGCTTCTCGCATCGCACTTTCTCCACGGTAGCCGTGAGGTCGAATTCGAAAGTGACCCGGACCAGCATTCGAGCAGTTTTGCGTGTGCGCACGAGATTCGCAACCGATGTAGCGCGTCCTTGCGACGGTTCTTGCCATCACGAAAGACGCGACTTTTTGCAGTTTTTGGCCCGTTGCTAGGGCGTTGAAGCGTCGTCGGCTTTCGCGCTAGCATTTTTGGCATGGGAAAGTTCCTCCGGGTGTTCTGCTCCTTCGTTGCCCTTGCTGGCATTTTGATCGCCGTCTCAGCCAAAGACGACAACATGCAAGGCGTAGGCATCGTGCTGACGCTGATGTTCGGCTTCTTCTTCCTGCTGTTGCTGGTGAAGAGGGTGTTCTGACTATGGCATCGTGCCAAGAAGACTGGGACGATAAGCAGGAGCGCACGATCGCACTGATGCGGCGCATGTGCGATCCCGCCACGAAGGGGCGCACCGGAAAGCGCTTGCCGCTGCTCCTGATCGTGTCTGTCGTGTTCCTGCTGTTTCTTGTCCTAGCGGTCGGCGGCAAGGTTCTTTCGCACTAAGTCGATGGCGCTAGCCGCGACGCCCTTCGCCGCCTCGACGGCGCTGGCGATCGTGCCGCCTGTTCCTTCGACCTTCGCGAACTTTCCGAGCGGGCATTCAACTCCTGCGAGCGTGAGCTTCACGCTCAGCTTCGAGCGCTGATTCGCGCCGCACCCGCACTTGGTGCAGAAGCCAACGCCGCCGTCGTCGCGCATGCCGTCAAGTTCATCGACCCGCCCAGGGCACGCCAAGCACAGGCGCATGCGCTCTTCGAACACTGCGGCGGGCGCCGGGCCTCCCCAGGCGTGGCGCGCCTCAACGCCGATGTACTGCGCGGCCTTCTTCGCGAGTCGGGCCCTCTCGCCTTCCATGTTGCGCTGGCGCACCTCTTCGGAGCGGGCGCGCTGGAGCGTCTGCTCGCGCTGTGTTGCGGCCTCGAGCGCTGCCTTCGTGAGCTCTTCCTTCGACCGACCCGGGGGGTAGTAGTAGACCTGCATCAGGATTCCGGTGAGGAAAGCACCCACTGCTTTGTGTAGGTCGAGCAGTCCGGGCAGTAGCGCGTGCTCGGGCCCGCGGTCTCGTTGCCGGCGCCCTCGCCTGTGATTGCGGTCCACACGCCGCCGACCCATTGCCCCTTCGCAGGGCTGCGTGTCGATGACCCCGCCTTCGTCCAGTGCGGGTACTTCAACGCGCCGCCGTCCGTCGATTCGCTGCCCTCCGGGTGACCTTCGTCGCACGGGCTCGTGTAGTCGGCCTCTACGGTGCACGACAGAACGCTCGAGAGCGAGCTGCAGGAGCAGACCCGCGGCCACGGCGGGCACGGGTCAAACAGCGAGCCCCAAATGTGCAGAACCATGTCGTTGCGAATCATCGGATTCGTTCCATCACACGGCACCCACTGCGAGTTGTCTTCGAAGCCCGGCGAGCCTGACTCAGTAGCCGGGTACGCGCCGCAGCGGCCTGGGGGAGTCAGTTGCGTGCCGCTTCCGTCGTAGGCCCGATGGTCTGCGCGAATGATTGCAAACGCCATGCGCGTCGAAGCGACGCTGCGAGCCGGGTGGTACGCGCAGAAGGTCGCGGCGAAGGTCGAAGGCCCGAGCCCGCCGGTGGCGACCTGTGCGCAGGTTGCCTCGCAGGTGATGAAGCCGCTGTTCTTCGCGTCCGGGTGGCAGTGGATGTTCGCCTCGAACGGCATGCCGAAGTAGGTGCCAAGCAACGGGTCAAGGCCAATGGCCAGCGAGGCGCCCGCGTATGGGTTCGACACCATCGCGACGCCAGGGGGGCCGATCTGCGAGCCCTCGCCAGGTGGGCAACAGTGGCAGTCCGGGTACTGGAAGTTCTTGTCGTTGCCGACCGAGTTGTCGATGAAGATGTGGTACGGGCCCCACGGCTTGCTCGGGTCGCGCCGGTTGCCGACCTGATACATGCTCACGCCGTCGTCGCAGACCTGTCCCTGCCCGTTCACGCCGCCGCGGTAGTGGTTGCAATAGCCGTACTTGTCTCGCGAGATGACGGAGCCGCTGTAGACCTTGCCGCTGTAGATGCACGAGTAGGTGAGCTCGCCGCCGTTGGGCATATCGCCCTGGAACAGGTTGTGCGCGCAGGTCGAGTCCGCGCTCTGCTGGGCGCAGGGTCCGCAGCTCTCGCCCGAGAATCCCTCATCGGTCAACGCCTGCGGCTGCTGCAACCACACGGTTGTATCGGTGCCGGCGACGATGCCCTGTGCGAACATCTGCTGCGGGTAGTTCCAGCTCGGGCTCCCTGCGGGTTCAATCGACGCGCCGCTGTGGCTGGCGCCCTTGCAGATCTGCGCGCAGGTATCGGTGTCGGGGTGGATGTTCGAACAGTTGTTGATGCCCGCAGTGTTGGGGTCGTCAATGTCGTCCTGCGTGCCGAAGGTGCTCCAGCCGTAGTCCTGCTGGTACTGTCCGTTCGCTGTAGGAACAGGCCCGCCATGAGTCGCCGATCGCACTTGCACACCAGCGGTCCAGCGGTTCGCAAGATCGTTGCCAGGGCCAGCCCAGTTGGGGTTGTAGTAGAAGAACTCCGCGCGCCCGTTTGAGGCGATGCAGCCGGTGCCCTCGTGGTACTTGGGCCCGCTGCACATCGCGGCCGGGTACGGCATGCCGAAGCGCGCCTGCTCGACGCAGCTCGTAGCCGAGCAGTCCGGGCCGCCGATGGGCGCCCAGTTGCCCATGAGCACGGTGCCGGCGGCCTGATGAGCGTCCGCGCTGCAGTCGCGGCAGTTGCTCCGTCCGTCGGTCTGCCCGGCGGGGCAGCTGCTGTGCTTGTTGGCGGTTCGCGTCGAGATGATCTGCCCGGTGCGGCGCATGCCGACCGCGTAGTCGGTCTTGATCTCGAGGTCGCAGCAGCTGCGCGTGGTTCCAGTTGCACCGGCGGTCGCTTGGAAGACGCGGTTGCGCCACTTGGCGGCGAGCAGGTCGCGCCATGCGCTCGAGGTCGGATCGACCGCACAGGCGACATCGCACGCCGGGCTGTCGAATCCGTCGTTCCAAAACGGGAACACGGTGCCCGAGGCTGCGAGCTCCTGTGCACCGTTCTGCTCGGGGTTCCACTCGAGCGGCACGAACGGGTCCACCTCGACGCCGAGGTCGAAGAACGGAACGCAGTGTGCGTTCGCAGATTCGCTGTGCCAGTAGAACTGCGAATCGCTCTGCAGGTTCCAAGTCACGAGCGCGGCGTCGGTGTTGTACGCGGCGCCGAATCGCGGCTTCGCGTAGGCCGGGTTCGCGGCGTCGTAGTTGTCGATGTCGTTGTGACCCATCCCGGCGCCTACCTGCTGGTTCACCGGGCTCATCATCAGGTCGGTCCAGCCGTTTACGATGTCGGCGACGGCCGGGTCTCCCCAGCACAGGACGGTGCCATCGTTGAAGCTCACCGCGGTCGTGCTGTATCCCGCGTGCAGGCCGACGATCTTCTTGCGCTTGGCGTGGGTGCCGTTGCCGAGCGTGGTCGGCGTATTGCACTGGCCCATCGCGTTCAGGCCCCAGCAGATGATCTCGTCGTCGGTCGTGCGAACGATGCAGTGATACGCACCGCAGGCGATGTCCTTCACCGTTTTCGAGGCCAACGATGCCGGCACCTCAAGCGGGTGGCCGGCCGGCGCCTCGACGGGGACGCACTCGTCAACGCAGTGCGTCGTCTGCGAGGCTGACTGGATGCAGTTCGTGTAGGTGAAACCCGTGTAGGTCGTCTGCCGGTTCTCGCCGATCCAGCACGAGACCTGCCCGGCAGAGTCGAGCACGAGGAAGTGGTACCAGCCACCGCGCACCATGCGCGGCTGCGGGCCCCCCGTGTTGCAGCAACAGATCCGATGCAGGCTCACTTCGACCAGGGCAGCTTGGTGCAGATCCAGCGCCACATCGACGGGCCCGTCAGGGCGCCGACGACGAAGACCAGCGCGGCGAAGAATCCGGTGCCGAGGGCGTTACGGATGAGTTCCATTCTCGTGCTCCTTGCGCCATGCAGCGTCGAAGAGCGGATCGGCGAGGCGCTTCGCAGCGATCAGCTCACGCAGGCCCTCAGCCCGTTCGGGGTCGAGAGCCGCGGCGGCCAGCGAGGCTTCCTGCACCTTGCGGCGCGGGATCAGCCCGATGGCTGCTCTGAGCGCCTGCCCGATGCCCGTCTGCCAAATCAGGACCACCACAGCCACCACCGATACCGCCACAAAGCCCCACTGCAAGAGGGTCGCCCACCACGGGGTCTGATCCTCGACGCCCGGCAGGGCTCGGTGGATGGAGCCTGCGGCGGCCTCGATGGCCTTCGCCTGCACGGCAATGGTCGCGGCGTCAGCCACCACCTCGGGCTGGGTGGAGGTGGCGCCGATGCGCTCGGCGAGCCGGTGGATCTCCTCTGCTCGGCCGGCGGCGTCGGTGGCGGCCACCGCGATCTGCCTTGACGGGCTGCAGGCCGCCAAAAGCAGCAGGAGGCCCGCTAGCGCGTTCCTCACTGCCGGGCCTCGAGGCGGTCGAGCCGGGCGGTGACCTGCCTAAGCGCCTCCTCGTGCGTCTTGTCGTTGGCCGCCGAAAGCACCTGCGACTTCACGAGATCCTGGGCAATGGCCCGCAGCTCGCTCATATCCTTGTCCATGCGCTCGACGATGGCGTCCTTCTTGCCGAGGTTGGCGACGACAGTCAGGACGCCGATGGAAAGCACGATGAGCTGCGCCACGCTGATCGCGTTGGCAAGGCTGGGGTGGGTCTGATGGCGGGGTCCGATGGGGGTGGGGCTCATGTGCAGGTTCCGTCGATGGCGTTGGGCATGGAAAAGGCAAAGAGCGGGCGGCCGCTGCGCCGGTTCATGGCGTGCATCACGACGCAGGTGCCCTCGGCGATCGGCTGCAGGCTGAACCCGCTGGGGATGGAGGCGACGGTCACGCCCGGGCCCACCTGCGTCGCTGAGACCGACTGGCACATCTCGCAGAGGTTCAGGGCGTAGGTGAATTCCGCCGCGGTCCCGGTTGACCGGCTTGAGCGCTTGGCGCTCGGCGTCGCGATCCCGTGGTCGTCCTTCACCACGACCTCCTCCCAGGCGTAGCGCCATCGGTTCGTGCCGACCGAGACCGGGCTCGCAAGGATCTTTGCGACGAAGGTCTCGTAGGTGCTGCGCCCGTCCGAGCGCTGCCCCTGCACCTTTGGCTGCTTCGTCTCCCGGTAGTCGGAGCGACGCTGGCCGAAGTCGCGCGAGTTTGGGCTGGGAACGAGCCTCGGCATTAGGGTAGTCCGTTAATCCCGAGGGCGGCAAAGTTGCTGGTGCCCGGGAACGGCTGCTTCCACATGACATGAAAGGCGTAGCGGGGGGCGATGCCGCCGGCAGCCGCAGCATCGACAGAGGCGACTGTCGCGTCTGTGATGGTAAGTGCGCCGCCGCTGAGCACCGCGAGCTGCGGCTTCCCGTTTGCATCCACCTTCGGCATCTGCCGCAGGTGGAAGTCGTCGTCGTAGGCGAACCCATAGGTCAGCTCGTAGACATTCGCCTTCACGCGCGAGACCTGCACCCCGGTCAGGAGCAGCTTGCCAGCCGCCGCGCTGAACCCGTTGATGGTGAAGGCGTCGTTGTTGCGCGTGTTCACCATGCTCAGGATGTTGCTCATCGCGGTGTTGCTGACGCGCCCGCTCTGCACATTGCGCACCGTGAACCGCATGATCGAGACAAAGGCGTCGATCGGCTCGCCGCCCTGGTCGCACGGCTTGCCGCCGATGTCGGCCTCGGTCGGGGCGTTGATGTCGCCGCCCGTCGGCAGGGTGTAGTTGTCCACCCGGTAGGTGGGGACGATTGCCGCGCTGATGTCCATCTCGATCGCCGTGAATCCGGGCGTGTCCTCGGGGATCGTGTCCTTCGCGGCCGAGGTCGGGGAGTAGGAACTCTGCCCCGAATCAAAATTCACCGTCATCGTCCACTTCGCGCCGCTGCCGTCGTTCGAAAGCGAGTAGCCCGAGTAGCGCAGCTTCGGCCCGCCCGATGCATACGCGCCGGTGCCAGCCAAGTACGCGCCGAACGCCGTGAGGGCGCCGCCATTCAAGACCGACGAGACATTCGCCGAGCCCATGATGTTGTCGGCGGAAACCAGCGAGCCCGCATCGTCGTAGATGTGGTAAGTCGCGTTGCCGTTGAACGATTCGCGGTCGTAGGAAACGCTCTGATTCAGCAGGGTGCAGACGATGGTCATGCGGGCCTCAGGTTCTTCAGGTTCTTCGTGTTCTCGGCGATCTCCTTCTCGATCTCACGGATCTTCTCGAGGCTCGTCGCCATGCCCTTGCTCGAGTAGTCGATCGCCCCGGCGACTCGCACACTTCCGACAGCAGTGCCGACGCCCTGCACATTGTTGGCGCCGTGCAGGTTCTCCATTTCGGCCGCGGCGTTCGCTTTGGCGCCCTCCAGCTGCTTCTGCTGGGATTCGATCTCCCGCTGGATCCTGTTCGCTTCCTGCTCCTTCTGCCGGGCAAGTTCCTCTGCCGCCTTTTTTGCCTCTTCCTCTGCCTTCTTCCTTGCCTCGGCCTTCTCGCGCTCAAGCTGCACGCTCTTCACGCGGTTCTCGATGTCCTCCCGCATGCGGTCGCGCTGCGGGCCCTCCTCCATCTTGTTAGTGACCTCAAGCGCCTTCTGAAGCTCGTGCTCCAGTTCCAGCTTCTTCCGCTGTTCATCGGTAGCGGATCGGTACAACTGCTCCTGGTACTCAAGATCCTTGATCAGGTCAGCAGCACCGCTTGCGGATTCCGTGAATCTCCTGCGCTCGGCGATTGCCCGCTGCTGGTCCTCGACCCTGCTCGGATCAAGATCCTCGACATTTCCAAACGAGCGCGTAACCGATTGATGGATGCTGCTGCCAAGCTCAAAAAACCCGCCGATCAACGGGATCTGCTTGATGATCCCGGCGATGATGTCCGAGGTCTTTTGGAATGCGTCACTCAGACGATTCGCTCCGCCGACCGGAATTTCGTCTAGGTTCTTCGCCAAATCGCGCAGCATGCCGTCGATGCTCATGGCACCCACGGTGCCCATGACCGAAGCCGTGATCGCGTTCATGTAGCTCTTGCCGACCTTGCGGCCGATTCTGCCCATCTGCTCGGAGAAGGCATCGGTCTTCTTAATGACCTTGTTCGCCTCCTGCATGTACTGCTCGGTCTCGAGCGTGAGGCGGGCCTTCAGTTGCGCGATCGTGCTCATGGCTTCCCACCCTTCAGGCGCTTGCGCAGGCGGTCAATAGCGGCCGCCGGCTGCATCTGAGGCTTCTGAACGAACGGCATGAAGTCCTGCGGGGTGAACGGTTCTCGGCGGCTCCGGTGGCAATTCGCCACGGTGCTCGCCACGATCCCGGCTCGCAGGTCGTCGCGCTCGTCGCCGATCGGGCTGATCCGATCGAAGGCGAGCCATTCGGTCAGTTCTCGGCTGCTCATGCGTTCACCTAGTTCCTCGACGGTCATTCCCAGCGCCAGCGCCAGCCGAAACAGAAACTGTCTCAGCGGGCGCTCTCGCAGTTTTTTTCGAGTTCCTCGCGGTCGTTGCCCGTGAGTCCGCTCAGCTTTGCGGCCACATCCCACAGCCGGTCCACGACGCTGGCCGGCAGCTCGCCGAGGTCATCGATCTCGGCAGAGGTGAAGACCGGCTTCCCGCCGTCGTACAAGCACAGGGCGACGAGGGAGGCCCGCATGTTGCGCACGGGCTTTCCCTTTGCCGCGTAGATCCGCTGCTCCCACTCGTCGCGCCCGGCGGCGGTCAGGCCACGAACTTCGACCTGACCGACGCCGGGAACATCCACGGTCTCCGAGGGGACCGACGCGCGAAGCGAGAGGAGTCGTTCCTTCAGGCTCACGAGTCAACATCCACAAAGTTGAGCGAGCCGGTCAGCTTGATCGTGAGGCTGGCAGTGAGCGCCGAGTCGATCGCGCCCTTGAACGACGCCTGGGTGACGATGCCGACGCACTCGAACTTGCAGCCGGGGTTGCCGCTCGCAGCGCCGTACTCAAGCAGGAAGCTCTTGGCGACCGGGGCGGTGGTGTTGGCTGTGACATCGAGGAGGTCCATGATCAGTGCCTGACCGTTCGTGTCATCCGGGTCCACATTCACCTCGAGCGTGATGGTGCCCGAGTCAATGATGCCGGGGATGAACTTGCGGAAACGGTCGCTGATCGTGGTCACATCGATCGTGCTCAGCTGCAGGCCGTCGAGGTTCAGCGAGGTGACCTCGCCGACGGAGTTCGTCGGAAGGGTGTACGCGCCGGCGGTGGTCGCCCCCATCTTGAGGGTCGAACCGAAAGTGCTCATTGCTGCCATGTAATTGCTCCTTGCGACTTACGGAGTCGCGTTGGGGTCGGTGATGGTCGTCGGGTTCACGGCCGGTGCGCGGTATGTGCACTCGACCTGGACGGTTGTGATGTGGGCCTGCACATCGTTGGCATCGCCTCCGATGTCGTACTGCGTCGAGGTCGAGGTGACGCGCATCTCAAACACGGTCGTGCTGCGGTAGTACCCGCGCGACCCGTGCAGGGCGACGCGGCACAGTTCGGCGAGCTCGCGCGACGCCTTCAGCGTCGAGGCGATGCAGTCCACCGAGACCGTCAGCTTCCGCAGGCAGTCGGTGCGCGCGAAGGTCGGGCTCAGGTCGTTGTCATCGCCGTAGGTAACGACGATGGCCGGCAAGGCAGAGGCGGGGCGATAGGACGCATAGACACGCGCGTTGGACCCTGAGCCGACGACGCTGGTGATAGCGGCCGTCTGCACGATCGCGTCGCGCACAAGGGCAGCGACCACGGCGCTCACGACCGCACCCCGTTTCGGCGGGCGGCATCGGCAGCTGCCTTTTCAAGCGCTTTTGGTACCAGCGTGTTCAGGCGTCCGAGGGCGTAAGACTCAAAGCGCTTCAGGATCTGAATGCCGCCCTTCCACCCGGTGTAGGTGTTCACGCCCTTGTAGCGGCCCTTTTCAATCAGGTGCATGCCCGGGCCCCACGCTTTGATGCGCAGGAAATAGCCGGCAGCCTTCTTCATCTTTGCGACCTTGAAACCGAATCCGTCCTCCAGCAGCAACCTGACCGCCAGCGCTCGTGAGTAACCAGTCGGCAGACCCTCCTGCCGCTTCTTGCTCCACCAGCGGTGCTGCATTGCTCGGCGCAGAGGTTCGTTGTCGTGCTTGCCCACGCGGTGCGCGAAGTAGTTGGCAAGCGCCCGCTGGGTCGGATGTCCAATTTCGGAAAGAGCGTCGATCATCGCCTTGTCAAGGTCGCGCGTTGACAGGTCGCGGATCGTCTTTTCCATCTGCGGGATGCCTTCGATGAGCATTCCGCGGATCTTGGAATTCCGAGAGAACATCAAATCACCACCTCTCGGCACACCAGGTCGAGGTACTCGCGGCGCTCTTGCCAGTTGATGGCGGTGACCACTTCCCAAGTCCTGACGGTCATTCCGCCCGTGTTCGCCACGGTCTGCAAGCGGGTGCGGTGCTGGATGTTGGGATGCCAGCGCGTGCGAATGCGGTGCGTCACCAGCTGGTTTTGCTGGCGGTGATTCATCTTCTCTTCTGCGCTTGCCTCGTTCACCGCAGCGAAGATCGTGTCGTCGGTGGTGTAGGTCACCGTCGTCTGCCCGTACTCATCAACCGACTCGACGGGCATGCGGATCGACAGCGGCGTGCGCATGTAGCCCGGGTTCACTGATAGTCCCCCGAGTGGTACTGCACGATCAGGCGCTCGACGCTGCGCGGAATCTCATACAGCTGCGCCGGGGCGACCGGGGTGCGGTTGTCGTACAGGTGCGTCGCCTGAAGCAGCACGGCCTGCTTGAGCG